ACTAAATGTAATACTTGTATCTGTATCCCCATCACCAGCTATTGAATCTAATTGTACAGCACCTACATTTGATAATGCAGCATCTCCAAAGTCTACTGCACCAGCAACTGTAAGAGTTCCTGATACATCTACATTACCATTTATATCTACTGTAGTAGCTGCTATTTGTATTTCTGTATCTGCTACTAGGTCTAACTGACCATCTGTAGATGAATTAATATATATTGCAGTATCTCTAAACTGTATTTTTTCTGTAGTTGAAATTAATATATCATCTGAAAACTGAAAGTAATCTTCGTCTTCCATCCATGTTATAACACCATCAGCTGTATTAGCATTAAATGTAACAACTATATCAGTATCTGCTCCTGTACCAAAACTTATTGCATTACTGTATAATGTAGATAAAGGACCCCCATCACCAGCAGTAGTACCATCGTGGGTATGACCTGTTGATACATGAAATGCCGCTAATATCGCATTAAACTCATCATTAGTGTGAGCAGCGGTGATAGTATCACCGTCACTATATGAGCTTTGTCTAGCTGAATATACTGCCATTATCTTCTTCCTCCTGGGACAAATTCTAATTCAAAACCTTTTAAACTTATTGGTGGATTTGTACTGTCGTCTGTAACTTTTAAAGCAACTGCAAATCCTGATCCTACAACATGTTGCCTTACTAATGGTATACCCGATTGCCCAAATACAGATGTATTATAAATTCCTGTTCCATATAGTGCAGGGGTATTTCCTGTTGTTATTGATACTGCTGCAGGTTGTGGTGTAGTGCTTGCATCAAAATCATATCTAACTTGTAAGTCAGCATCTACCGCACCTTCATTAGTATAGTTCACAATAACTCTTTGCATATTTTTTCTTATGCCTGGATCTCCCATAGTTAAATCTGGAGATCTATATCTGCCTTTTATAGCAGTTGTTGATGTTGTTCTAGTGTACTGATTGCCAGATTCTTGTAAATAAATATAACCATCATAACCACCATTTACTATAGTTTCATCATTACTAATAAAATCTGAATCTGTACTAGAAACTTTTAATCCTTCCATATCAGAATATTCATATCCAAGTTGTCCTGTATTTGGATTTGTTTTAATCACTCCAATAATACCTTTTGAAGAATCTTCACTTCCACTTGTAGTAGGATAAAATAATCTATACTGAGATTTATTTCTAATAACTAAAGATGTAATATTATCTAATGTTATATTATCAATACGTTGTTGTATTTGTTTAGATATAGTTCCTAACTCTACGTCACCAATTCTTTCTGTACCAGCAATAGTTCTTAATCCATCTGGTGCCAAATAAATAATATCTCCACCAAGTTCTTGTATAGATCCTCCATCAACACATCCTATTTTTCTTGTTACAGGTGCTATAGCAAAATCACTTAAAGATGTTCCTACTAGTTTAAATATTTTATCTTGACCAAATATAAATAATGCATCCCTAAATACTTTTAATCCTACAATTTCTGTATCTACTTTAATAACTCCACCACCATTACCTGATGTAAAATCATTAGTTTGAAAAGGACCCATAAAACTAAGTTGTTGTTTATTACTTGAGTCTCCTGCAAAAAATGTATGATTTTTAAATATTTCTACAAACTTAAAATTAGCAGTACCAGTAGCATTTACAACTGATGCAGAAAATGCAGATGTTAATAGTTGTGGATTAGAAGTACCTGTGCATATAACTATTCTATCTGTGCCATCAAAGTTAAATTTTCTAAACGTATAGTTTTGTGTAGGTGTTCCTAAACTTGTGATTGTTGATGTCCAACTACCAGATCCACTTGATGCTCTGTGTATGCTTCCACCTCTTGCACCTAATACTACACCATTAAACACAGCAGACATTACTACTCTTTCACTTGATGATGATACTTGAGGTACAATATTAGAATTAAATTTAGTTGTGCCTAGTATTTTTTTATACCCACCCTTAACATCAGGTTCAAAATTTTTTAATACTTTAGTTTCTCCAGGTTGATATGAAAATGAATCTTTGTTTAAAACAAGCCCACCACCACATCCAAATACAAATGGAGATATTTGCGAAGTATCAGCCACTTACTCTAGTTCCTCTATTTCTTCCAAAGTTAACTCTAGTATCTAACATTTGAGATGGTGAGTTAATTAATTCTATTCTCATTCTTTTAATTCCTGCTAAATAATCTGCAGCAGCAAATTGTGTAAATTGAGGATCAGATCTTAACTGATAAATATAATATTTTGCTCTTGCTACTATTGTATCATGAAATCTAGCAGGTATATCTGGAGTATCAGTTGATGAGGATAAATCAGAATGTGTTTTCCAATACTCATAATTTATAGTATACCCATCTGAATCTGGCATACGATATAATCCAAATTTACCATCTTGTGATCTGTATACATAATCAGGAATACCATAATGATCACTACTATTTGTTTGTGCTGTAGTTAAAAATCTTCTTCTATAATCGTCATATGTAATATATGTTAATTTTCTTGGTGGAATGTTTTGTGATACTTTTGCAACATCTAAGTTATTAGAATCATCATTATCTAATGTTAAATAAGAAGTAGATGCTGTTGCAGTAAATGTAGTGTCTAATATATTTCCATCTCCAAAATTAGATACTGTAAGCGTTGTACTTAAATTTTGTGTTCCTGCAGCAGCTGTGCCTACTTGTATCTTTAAACTAGATCCTCCTGAAGAGCTATCCATTACTCTAACTTGTACTCTATACTCAGTATTTTTTATTGTAGATAAAGTTGCATATGCTGCTGCTGCATTTAATCTTAATCTACCATTACCACCAGAGTTATAAGCAGGGCTTCCTGATGATGTTGTCCAACCAGTTATATTACTATCAAACGTTGGGTTACTCACTAATTCAGTAGGCACTAAATAAAAAGACTCATAATCAACTGACCGATAATCAGTTGGTAATGAGTATTCTTTTTGTCCTGCGTATGTAACTTGTGTTTTATCACTATGTAGCCAAGGCCACTCTAGTTCTGCTGCATAAACATCTCGTATAGATTTATTAACAACATCTTTTACTGTAGTTTGTATTCCACTACTACTAGCAAAATTAGATGATGTTAACTGAACTTCATTAAGTTCTGCTAATACTGAATTTGTAAGTTGTAAGTAATTCATTATTTATTTTCTAATAATTTTAATATCTTGTCTAATTTTTTATCTTGTTCTAATACTTTTTTTTCTAGTGTATTTACTTTTAATGCATCTTCTGGGGTTGGACCTAGATAAGTTTTTGTTTGTCCTGTAGCCCCATGAGTTTTCTCTCTCATATTCCATATAGCCATAATATTTTTCCTTTATAAGAAAGGGAGACTATAAAGCCTCCCTTTCTAAGCAGTTATATTACTACGATGTATTACTCGCAGTTTCATACACTCCAGATATGTCACATAAAAGTGCCCATACTCTAACTTTACCTGCGGTGTCTTGTGCACCAGCAGTTAAAATGTCAATAGTATCTGCAACTTTACATACAAGCATTGCTGCCGCATCTGTAGCATCCATTGGTGCATGTCCTGTACCAGTAGCATCGTACGCATCAACCCAACAGTCAGGATCATGATGTCCTGCTGTACTTCCTGTGATACCTAAGTCAAAAGTAACTGAACTAGAAGATGCTGTTAACACTTCTAATCCTGCTGCTAAAACTAAAGTTTCTGCAGGAACATCAATTGCTTGAATGATGTCAGCAGCTGCTGGATCAAACAACGAATTGTCTATCGTATTTTCCACGAGGTAAGGAGTTCTTACACCTGGGTTCATTCTTGAAGGTACACTAGTAGCACTAGTAGTACCTGTTTTATCAACTGTAGCCATTGTATTATTCCTTTCCTATTAATCAATTAAAAGATACTCAGCAACAAGACCTTCAGATCTTAATACCTTTCTCCCAAAAACATGCAAGCCTCTAACGATGTCTGCAAACGATTCTTGATCTCTCACAACTTCAATCTTTGCAATGTGATTAGCAGTTGCAGTTGAAGACATGTGACCAGAAAGGCACAGATAGACGTTTGAAGTACTTGCAGCAGCAAAGTTATTTGTCATGTATAAACTCATGTTATTGATTTTACCTTGATACACTTTACCATTTCTTAATGGTGCAGCATTTCCAGTAGTATCAGCCATTAGTTTATTATTTGCTTTGCCTAGTTGCTCATAGAACTCTGGTCCAGCTACGAAAAATCTATTTTCTTCTGGAACGTCACTTGAGTTTAGAGTTTTAGCATGTTTAGCCAAGATGTTAATTGGATCAACTTCAGGAGTACCTGATAAAGATAGTCCTTCCGCATAAGTTCCAACATCAGCATTACCTGATCCATCAGAACCATTTGTTGTACCAGCTCCAGCTACCATTGCAGCTAAAACGTTTTTGTCATAAGCATTTTTTAAAGCATATGCACCAGAAGAAGTTGCAACAGACTCAAAATTTACATGAGAGTGTCTTTCTTCAATGTCATCTACTTTAAAGCCAAAGGCATTTGCTTGGTCAACAACTAGTTGTAATTGATCATCGGCTAAGTTTTGTGTGTTAATTGCAGCTCCACGAGTATATGCAGCTACACTAACTGTAGGTTCTTTGATAATATTTACCGTATCGCCATAAGCTTCAATTTCTCCAGCGTAATCGGTGTTTGTAATGTCTTCAACAACCGAAGCAGTTCTGAAAAACTTTTGAACCTTTTGACTATAAATAGCAGGTATGAAATTATCATTTGGCAGGTTATTGTAACCTGCTGTCCTTGATATTGCCATAGTTATTCTCCTTTATAGCGTTTAAGTTAAGTTTTTATTATGCTTTTATACGACCTTCTCTTCGAGCTTGCATTATTTCTTTTTCATGTTTATCAAATTGCTGTGGTTTTAACTTAGCAATTTCACTAACACTCCAAATTTTCTTTTCTATTACATCAGTTTGATTAGCTTTTTTAGTTGTGGTGACTGATTTTGCAGCTTCTTTTTTTAATTCTGAATTAGTTTTCTTTTCTTTTTTAGAAAGTCCCTTATCCATTTTATAAAGATCAATAGCTCTTGCTGCTAAATCTGCATTATCTGTATTGTCATACAACCATCCTTGAATTGTAGGATCTTGTACTTGTGCCCACTCATGAAAGTCATCAGTAGCACGAATTTCCTGAAAGTCAGGATGTCGCTTAATCAACTCCACTTCAGCTTTTTCTTTAGCAATTTGTGATTGCTGTTCTTGTAAAAACTGAAACTTCTCTTCAAGTTGTTTAGTACGATTCTCTGCTTGTTGTAGAGAAACACTTTCTATAACATCATAAACATCTGGATACTTTTGTCTCCACGCTGCAAGTTCTTTTGGATCTTTAGGTGGTAACATCTCATTTGCTTTTTGTTCAACTTGAGTCTTAAGTTTAGTAACTTCATTTTTATGCTTACTTAAGGTCTTGTCGTAATGGCGTTTAAGATCGTCATAACGTTTCTTAAAAGCCTTTTCCTCGGCTGTTACAGGGCGTTCTTCAGGAGTAGCCATCTCTTCGGTGTCCTGTTGTTCGGTAGCTGTATCAGTATCCTTATCATCGAGATCTCTTCTATACTTGTTTTGATAAGGTGTTGGTTCAAGTATTTCTTCTACTTGTTCCTGTTCAGTTATAGCTTCTTTTGTCTCAGTTTCTGTATCTAATGTTTCTTCTTGAGTTTGTTCTTCTATAACTTCATTTGTTTCGTCAACCATATTTCCTCCTTAGTTGAGTTGGGTGCCTTATGGGAAGGGTAGCCCTCGTGTGCTGTAATTATACTACAGGTGGCACGTTAGTTTGTGGAACAGCCATAGGTGCTCCGCCTAGTCCACCTTGTGGTGCACTAGGAATATTTCTAGCAGGTACATCTTCTGGTACTGCTCCTATAAGTTGGTCAAATTTTTCAATAGATTCTTCTATTGTTTGTCCTGGAAATGCTCTTGCAATAACAGAATGTGGAACTAAATGTTGAGGTTCTTTTAATCCTATTTTATCTAATAGATTACTAACTTCTGGTCCTAATATAGTTCCTAAAACTTGTCGCATACTTGGTGTCAATTTAGTTTCTAATATGTTTATTATATTTTCATCTAAAGTAGAAACAAATTGTTCAGCAGAAATTACAAAGTTAGTAGCGTCACCTTCTGTTGCATTTTTTGCAATGCCTGATACTTTTAAAGTACCATCATCAATTTGTTTTTGAATCATAACATCTTGTTCACTCATAGGTTGCTGTTCAGGGGACATCATTCCATTAACCATTTGCTTCTCCTCTTAATTCTTTATTTAAATTTTCTTTAACTGTTTGATAGTGAGGTTCCCAAACTTTATCAGAAACTTGTAAGTAATCTGCAAATTCTATATCATTAATAAATATTCTATGATTATCTGTAATTAATGTGTACACAGGTTCTATCTTATCAGTTAAAACTGCATGCTTACTATTTTCTACTTCAATAAATTGGTTATCTTCTAATACCCAGTGTGATCCAGAAACTTCAACACCTAAATAGTTATAAATAGTTTGTGGTGCACCAGTCATAGTCATCCAAACTTTTCCACCTTTAGTATTATCTCCTACTTTAATCTCATCTATAGATTTTGTGGTATTATTTTGCATTTGAATAGGAGTTCCTTTTACAAAACAACTAGAGCCTCCACTAGAGCCTCCATTGTTTCCACCAGTGCCGCCACCACCAGTATTACTTCCACCTCTTTGACCTTGTGGTCCAGGACTTTGTCCTCCTGTACCTGTTGCCCCACTAGAACCTGATCCACTTGGAGTTCCACCTCTTTGACCTTGTGGTCCAGGACTTTGTCCTCCTGTACCTGTTGATCCAGCAGATATGCCGCCTCGTGCATTACCCTGACTATCTGGAGTTCCGCCTCTTTGACCGTGTGGGCCTGGAGTGCTTCCTCCAGTTCCTGTTGATCCTGAAGATACTCCACCAGCATTTGTGTCTCCACCTAGTCCAGCTATAGCATTTTCTCGTGCTGTTGATTCCGAAAAACTTCGAGTTGCTAGATTTTGAGAACTATATGGGCCAGCACCGCCTCTAGGGCCATCAGTAGATCTTCCTTCTTCTGCACCTGTACCAATAGCATCAGGCATACCAGGATTTATATTTCCAAAACCTGCGAGACCTACTCCTGAATGACTTCCTATTGCAGTTGCAGCAGTTGTTCCCATTCTATCTGCTGCTCTATTTAAACTTGCATACACGGCAGCTCTCTGATCTACATCCATACCCATAATAGCATCTCTTTCTTGATCCATTATACTTCGTTGATAATCTAAAGATCTAGTTACAAAATCATGGTCACCATTCAATGATATAACATTGCCTACAGTTGTAAAACCTAAAAATGCTCTTAGTGCTGCTTGTGAAAAGTCTGATAATCTATTTCCATCTTCACCATAAAAGTCACCAGTAAAAGGACTTCTAGCTATTCCTGGAGTTGGATCTGGATCTCTATCTCTTCCTTGTCCTCCTTGAAATAGTATTGGGTCTTGTATAGGAACCACTGGAGCAGGATCAATAGGAGTAGTTATAGGACTTTGATCTTCATCTATTGGATCAGGAAATTGTGTAATAGGAGTTGTAAGTCCTGGATCGGCAGGAACAGTTGTAGTTCCTCCGATTGGTGTTACAGTTCCTGTTGTAGAAGTTGTTTGTATATTTGCTACATCATACATTATAACCCATTGGCCATTATTATTTTGTTGTAATACTTGTGTGTATTGTGGCAATCTACCTGTTAATGGATCTGGTAATGGTGGAGTAGCTTGTATTGTCATTTTATTTTAAAATATCCTCTACTTTTATTGTCCTTGTTGGTTTTGATTTGGTCTTTGAGGCATAGCAGCTTGCGTAGCGAACTGATCTTCCCCTGGTTGCGGTACACTTCCAGCTCCGATGTTGCCACCTCCAGCTCCTGTTGCGTCTGTTGGATTTGCTCCTGGAGGTATTCCTCCAGTAGGTTCCATGCCTGGTGATTGTTGACCAGGGCCTGTAGCTTGTTGATTTCCATTTGTCATCCCCATTATTTTTGCAAAAATTTGTGCATTCTCTGGATCATTAATTAGTTGTTCTGGATCAATATCTAATGATTTAGCAATTTCTCTTAATACTGAATGCCATCTTACAAATGGTGCAATATTAGGATTATTAGCTGTTTGCATAAATGTCATTAGTCTTTGTGATCTTACTTCTTTTTGCATTAAAGAAGATGTTCCTCTTGCTTTAATTTGAAGATCACCTTTTATTGATTCCATGCCACTATTAAATTGCATGTTCCATGCGAATAAAGATTCACCAAGGGGTCTTAATAAATAATCATCTATATTTTTTACTACTGTTTTAATACTTAATGCAGCTGCTCCCATGAGCATAGACATACCAGCTGCTGTTCTTGTTGTTGACTGCACTCCAGTTGCTCCATGAGAATATGATGGTATGCCTGTAGATTCATCTGCTAACTGTCTAAACTTATCAAACATTTGTAAATTTTCTGTTGCTGTATTTGGAAACTTGATACCATTAATTGCAGTTCCTGTTACACCAGACTGTCTTCTAAATATTTTACCAGGGTGTATTGACATATCTTGTCCTGGTACTAATTGTGTTTCGTCTATATCAAATACTAAATTACCAGCTAATGCTAAATTATCAATAGCCATTCTTGCATGCCCATTCATTACCATCTGTGCATCTTCCATATTTTCTGGTATACCTACACCAAAAAATTGATATGGATTTATTTCATACGGACAAATATGATATGGTATTCTATCAGGAGTAAATGGATTTAGCACCAGTCTTAAAATTTTACCATTACATATCCATGCATTTACTTGAGCTTCATCTAATTCTTCTAATTCTGTACTAAACTCAAGACCTGCTTCTTCAGCAAGCTGTTTATCTATTGTTCCCCAATATTCGTAAACTTCAAATCTATTTTTTTGAAGATCATCTACATTTTCTCTATCAAGTAAGGCAGTTTCAAAACCACGAACCTCATAGTTTTCTCCCATTTGTAAACATTCTGAAATAGCATTTGGTCTAAAGAATGGTCTTTTAGCTAAAGCTCTTAGTTGTCCTCTATTAAATGAGTGTCTTTGAATTACATAGTCACAATCATCAACACTAGTTGCATCAGGATCTGGATAAAAATCCCAAATACTAACAGCTTCTAATTTTGGAACCATTTTAATTTTTGGGTTATATATCTGTTCTTGTGTTTCTTCGTCTTTATCCCAACTATGTAAAACTTTTTCATCAGTAAATGGTCCCTTTAATACACCAGTTCCTAATAAAACCATTTCAAATAGTACATGCCTTAAAATAGTTATTGCAGAAGTTTCTTCTAATTGATCTGTTATTAATTTTTCTAAGTTAGCAGCAGCTTCTCTTGCAGGTTCAATATGAGGTATCTTTGGTGATTCTGGAGAAGCACCTTCTGCAAAATCTATACCTTCATATTCTTTTGCTAAACCTCTAAGTAAATCAGAAGTTGTTGTTCCTGCTTCCATTTCTTTTCCATCACCAGGATATCCATATAGATCAACTATATTGCTTTCATCTCTTGGTGGTGCTTCAGGTTCATTATCTCCTTTGACTCTAGCATATTCAGATATACCATCAGGTATAGGAGTATGCTCTACGCCAATAGGAAAAGATCCACTTGAAAATAATACTTCTATTAATTGTCCAAATGCTGCAAGAACTTTTGTTTTTGTTATCTTAACAAATACTCTAGACTTTTCTCTTTCAGTAAATGACATATCTGAACCATAGATTCCTCTATAATTTCTATATGCTGTTAACCATCTACTTTCATCAAAATGTCTAGCATCTTCTGCTTTCAAAAACCTAGATTTAATGACACCTTCTAGACTAGAAAAATCATTTCTAGCAGTTTCGTCTTTACTTGGTTCTTCAACTCCTATAATCGTATCGTCAGATAGATTTATTTTAGCCATTTAGTGCCCTAACTTATTAATAGTCTCGTTCGTCTGCTTTTGAAAACACACTTTTATCTACCATATTAGTTTGTACTTTAGGTGCATCTTCGTTTTTTCCACCTTCTTCAACTGCTGGCATATTATTAGCTGGGTTAGATGTTTTAGCAGAATTTCCATAACCTGCATTATTTTCATCTAAATCACCTTGTTTATATTTTTGCATTATGTTTGGCATTTATTTCTCCTTAGTTTTTGTTTTAGTTATGGCTTCTTGTATAAATTTAACAAGCCATGGGTTGTCTCTTAAGACAATATGAAACGTATTAGCTAAATTATTAACTACAGTTTCTTCTTTGTCGTCATCTGATAGCGGATTATCTTTCTGAGTTAATCCACTTACGTATGCACATGCATGAAAAATTTCATGAATTACAGTATTTAATAAATCATGAGTTTCTAATCCTGCATTTATTTGTATAGCGTTTTCACGTTGAATGTATTGACCATAACAGTCTGTAAGATTATCCTTCGTAAACGAAGAATTTTCTACTTTAAGTGTTAGGTCTTGAAACCCAACTCGTAATTTTTTATTATCTAACTCCATTTTAATATCCAAACATTTTATCAGCAGGTTTATAGGTTTCATTATTATTATTAAATGATGAAAAACCATGTCCATAGGGATTAATGGGGCGAGACATACATCCGTATCTTAGTGCATCGTATGCGTGGTCTTCTGTGTGTGTATCCACATCTTCTGGATTATTTTTATCACATGGTAAAAGAGGTAGTGTTCTTATTAAGTTTATACAATTATTAAAAATAAATAAAGAAGGTTTATCTCCATCATTAGTTTCTCTAACTGATAATCTTTTATGTATTTCCAGTTTACCGTTTATACGACTTCTTGGTGATCTATCAGATGGTCGCCATCTGCATCCTGCATTGACCATTGTCTCTGCAATACTTGGACCAACATCACCTCTTCGTGCCCAAGTACTTGAATCTAGAACTCCGTATCTTATATATTCATTGTGTTCTAAATTTAAAACTTGTTTTGCAAACATATCTGCTACAACTTTTTTTGTATACAGTTCTCTATAAACATATAAGTTATCATCAAAGTCTATAGCAAACCAAAGTACACAAGCAGGTGAAGAGTATCCCCAGTCACATGCTCTAAACCTATGCCAATTTCTAGGTATATCAAAAGGTTCTACAACATGCGTTGATTTATTAAACTCAGGAAATGCTGCATCTTCATATGCACTCCAGTCACCTTCTAAAAATTGTTTTCTTTGCACTTCAGGCAAAGAGGCTAGCATAATATAATAATCCTCTGTTTGCATTAAGTAAGGATTATCTTGCAATTTAGCTGGTATAAATCTTCTTGTTATTTTTCTTGTACCAACTGGTGTTTGTATCTCTACATCAAATCTTGTATTAGGAACTGCTGGGTCTACAAACATTTCTTTTACCCAACCTGATCCAACGTTACCTGGGTTGCCAGTTGCTCTCATAAATACTGGTATCTCAGGATCTACTGATCTTAATGAGGATCTTAAAAAGTTATATATATCTGGATTAGGATATTGTGGTAACTCATCTATTCCTATCCAAGTATAAGATTGTCCTTGGTATCTAAGTACATCAGTAGTATTTTCAGCATATCCAAATTCTATTTTAGCTCCTGATGGAAATCTCCATTCTTTTTCTTGCTCTCTCCATTTAGCACCAGGAAAAGCTTTTGGATATAATTGCTGAGAGTGATTAATTAAATCTCTTAACTCAGGCATTGAACGTCTAAGTAATAGTCCTCTATGTTTTTGCCTATCACAATAACGTAGTGGATCAATAAGCATTGCGTATGATTTACCACCACCTCTTGCTCCACCATAAAATACTTCTCTCTCTGCTGCTGCTAAGAACTGTGTTTGAGGCCCTTCATTAGGTTCAAATATTATTTCTTGTTCTTTAACTGCATTTTGAACATTTGGTGGAGTGTTCTCTAATTCATTTTCTATTACTAAACCTTGTTTGCCATCTATAATATGATCAGCTTTTTTAATTGCTTCTTTTTTATTTTTTAATTTTTTTTGTGCATTATGATAATTATCTTTAGCTTTCTGTACTTGTTTGGCTATATCACTAATGCTAGCTTTAGCTGATCGTTTTGCTTTTGCTATAGTTTTTTTCTTTTTAGGTTTAGGCGGTGGTACATCATTCACTTCTATTTAACACCTTTCTTAAGCCTGGAGCAGATATATATCTACCTGTTTTTCTTTCCATCCATCCTGCAACTTCTCGATAGGAACAACTTTTAATATATTGTTTTGCTTGTTCTATAGCTTCAAGTTCAGTTTGAATTGGCTCTAATAACTTTTCATCCTGTTCACTTACTTTATATCCAAATGGAACAGTTCTTGCAATTCTTTTTTTAAGTCCAAGACTCATGCTTCTTTTGCTGGTAGCACAAATATACCATGAGCTACTTTAGCATTAATATCTATTTTTTCTTTTTTAATTAAGCCTACTCTATCTAACACTTGTTTTGCTGCTTCCATTCTAATATTAGCACCAGGAATTGATCCATCATCATCAATTGCATTGGCTATGCTTAGTGCAGCTTTTGGTGAATGTGCTGCTAGAACCGTTTCGGCACGTTCTATGATTTGGTCTTTTAAACCATGTACCACTTTCGGATATGAGGTGGGAGCATAGCCAGCAATTTCTGCAGCTGCTCTTGGTTCACCATTAGCTTCACCAAATAGAGCAGATAGAAATAGTTTTTGCTTTTCAGTTAATTCTGTTGTTTCTTTTTTATCTAAGAGCATCTTAGCTAAATATGCTAATAATGGCAGCTATAACAATAACAGCCACTACAGCTACTTTGATATAGTCTTTCTTTTCCCAGTTCTGGTAATTTTTTGCCCAGTTTATAATTTGGTTAATCTTTTCCATGTTTTCTCCTTTAGCAATTCCAAGCTCTTAATGATTTATTTATTCTAGAGTTAGGATCCCTTGCTGTTTTTTTTGATGTTAATTTTTTCTTCATGCCTTTCATTCTAGCACAGAATGAAGCTCTTCTTGGATTACCTTTTACTTTACTTGGTGCTTTAAGGTTTCTTTTTTTACCTGTCTTAGTTCTACCTTTATTGTAACTTGCACGACCTTTAGCATTTAATCCACCACTAGGGTTCTTACCCTCTTTCCTCTGCCATGCAGGTGATTTAGCCATTACGATATCTTCCTATACTGCCTTACTTTACTAGCAATTTTTTTAGGTTGTTTTGAAACTTGTTTGCCTTTTGCTTTAGCTTTGCGTTTTGCTTTTGTTGTAGCTGCATACTCTGAAGCAGATAATGCCTTGATAGCTTTCTCAGGTAAATAACGTTCACCAGTCACAGAAGATTTTTTTCCTGACTTAGTTCGCCACTTTTGTTTACCCCAAGACTTTAGACTTTTTTGACTTTTTGCTAGTGCCATTATTTTTCTTTTTCTTTAATAGTTTAAAATCTATTTTTGAAATTTTACCATCTCTATTTTTATCTAATTTTTTTTGATTGCCTTTAAGCATTACTTATATCCTCCACCTGCTTTTTTATAGGCTTTGGCTAATGCTTGTGCTTTACGAGCAGACCATTGCCCAGCTCCAGTACCATGAGATGCTTGAGCTTTAATTCTGTTAAATATCTTTTTACGCATTCCAGGCTTAGTATAGTTGCCTGCTTTATTTACTGTACTTTTCTTTGCCATTGTTTAACCTATAATGAAAATCATCTAATGCATTATGTTCACAATTTAAACATTCACAACTAGAGCACTTACCGCCATTACCACAATGACAACTGTGCTCACAGTTCTTACACATTAACTTGACTTTTTCGTTCTTTTTTACTTTTTGCTGTTCTTCGTTTAGTTGTAGATCTAGTTGCATGGGCGTTCTCCTTAGATCGTTTATTAAGTAAATTAGCCAATTCTGAAAATGTCATTGTCATTAGTCTTTACACTTTGTTAATTTAGCACCGCTTTCAGCAAACCACACATAGCTCCAAGCTGTACCATCTTCAGCTACTAAACAGTTTTTACCTAGATGTAACCCATAGCTACATCCAGATAAAAATAATAATGTTAAAAGTATACTAAATATTTTCACTATTAAGTAATAGCTCCTTATTTAATTTTTGTTTAACTTGTTCAAAGTATGGTGCCCAATCTTCGTCTGAACCAGTTTCAAAGTCTCCAAACTCTATACCATGAATCCATATTCTATTCTCTGAAGTTTTGAATGTATACACAGGTTCTACTCTATCTGTAAGAACTCCATGTTTACTATCTTGAACTTCAATAAATTGATTATCTTCTACTACCCAATGTGATCCAGAAACTAATACTCCTTTATACTCGTATATGTTCTGTGGCATAAATTCCATTTTAGCCTGTACAGTACCGCCTTTAGTTTCTTCTCCAATTTGAATAGTTGTAATTTCTTTAGTAGTTCCATCAGCCATTTGAATAGCAGTGCCTTCAACGAAGCAGCCTCCGCTACCTCCGCCTGAACCACCGCCTCCGCCACCGCCTCGGCCTCCTCTACGTCCGCCTCTTGTAGCTCCACTGTGCATGCCAGTTCTTGTACCTTTTCTACCCAAATGACTTCCTATAGCAGCAGAAGTTCTGCCAGGAGTTCCACCTCTTTGTCCTTTAGGGCCTGGAGTCTTACCTCCTGTACCTGTAGCTTTTGCCGTTGGACTTCTTTTACTTTCTGGAGAAGCACCTCCAGCACCTCCACCACCACCACGTCTATTTCGGCTAGCTGCCTTTGCCGCTGCTCTATCAGATCTAGCTTTTGCTAAATCAGCTCGTGCTTTTGTTTTTGCTCCTTCTGTTGTAGCTGCTGCCAATCTTTTTTGGGCTGACATTATTGCACTATCAAAAGTACGTAGATTTAAAGTTGTAACTGGTGAACTTCTTCCTCCACCAGCATTACCTGTAGCTCCACGATTTCCTCGACCTGGTCCTCTTGCCATAGTTATTCTCCTTTAATAACCCATGCTTCCCACTTTTTTAGTGGTTTTCATAGATTTTTTTGATTTTTTATTATTACTTTTTGATTTTTTTTGATTTTTCTTTGGGTAGTTCATTGATTTCATTTGTTTTTCCCTTTTTTTTGCCGAATATCTGGTTGTATTGTTCTTCAGGTATACTGTAGAACTTGCCGTTTATCATTTCTTTTCCTATAGATCCGTTTATTTGTCTAATGCCCATATAAATTTTCCTTAAAATTCAGTAGCTTACCGTGAATGTCCATGTTTTTTCTGTTTTTATTTGTGTGACCCTTTGGTAACTACTATCTATCTATCTATTATACACACATATAGCAATTCTGTCAATCTATTTTTTTGATTTATTTAAGTTTTTTATTTTTTTATTGACAGAATCGCATTCAGGGTGTATAATGGTATTAGGGCCTGCCTCCAGGGGCCTACATATAGTCTACAAATGACACTATTAGGGACTCCTTTGTGGATGGGGGACCCCTACAGGTACCATACTAATGTGGGCACCTAAGTGGTTACCATTGATTTCTAGTAATTTTCCCATGAGTGCGTATAGGATATATAGGGTACCCCCCTAGCCCCCTGCCTATCCCATTGAAATCTTTTATGAATTTACTTTTTTTAGTCCTATGAATTTTTTTTATAGGCAATCATTAATAAATCTTTAAAGAAATTAAAATAAAATCTTTTATGGTTTCTATTAAAAATAAAATTAGGTCATACATCAAAGCGTATCTTATAGACAACTTGTAAAC